GATTTGAATTACTGCAAAAATTTATTAGATTGCAACGAATTACAAACATACTTAAACAACATACAAAAATGAAAAAAATAACAAAAACAAACATGGTTAAAAACTTTGCGATTGCATTATTTAGCCTTTCAACAATTACGGGGTGTCAAAAAGAAACTGTTACACCAGTACCATCAGCATCCACAACCCACACCCTGATGCTTGTAAATTGGTCAAGGCTTGATGTAACATTATTCAATAGGATAGACCAAAGCTTAAATAGGGATTTAATGGGTAGAGATGACTTATTTGGTAGAGATACAGTTTACTTAAATGTTGATGAAATTGAATATGCAGTAGAAATACATCCTAAATATAGTGGCTATTTTGTTTGGGGCGATGTTAGATTAGCATTATATGACAATGGAGTTTTAAAGCAAACATACGAAAGAATAAATAAAAAGTTTTACATAAGATACCAAGCAAAATAAAAAACAACTTAAAAGAATGACAACAACTGAACAACAAATCGAACAAATAAAGTATAAGCAACTTTATCAAACAACCCTCAGAGAGAACAAATTACTTTCAGCAAGGGTTACAAAACTAAACAGTGAAATTAGAATACTACAAAGTAAGTTAAACAAAGAAGTTAAAACGGAATTATCAGCACCACTTCAGAAAATCAAAGATGCAATCAACACTTACTTTAATGTTGACATCGATGTAAAGATTAGGCAGGGCAATTATGTGAGAGGTAGAGTAGTTTACTATTTTATTTTAAGGAGTTCAACTTCTATGAGTTACCGAGATATTGGGGACACGTTAAACACTCGTCATGATCACGCTAGTATTATTCACGCCATAAATAACCACCACGATTGGATTGAATACGATAGAACCTACAAGAGAGATTTTGAAGCAATCATGTTAGAATTAAACTCACCAAATGCCACCACAAATAACGATTAAGTATACCAAAGGTCTTGAAAGTAGCACTCAGGTAATTAACTTAAACGATTTTTACAAGGCCAAATCAAGACTGGAGAAATTAGGATATAAAGTAGAAAAATTATGAAGACCTGCAAAATATGTTTAAACGAGTTTGAACCGAGTAAACCTCTCCAGGTAACTTGTTCTTATTCCTGCGCATTATCGTACGCAAGAGGTCACATGGCCAAGAAAGTAAAGGCAGAGAACAAGGTTAAAAAAGAACGGATGAAGACCAAGAGCCAACACTTAAAGGAATTGCAAACTATTTTCAACAAGTACATTAGGACAAGAGATTTACTTTTGCCTTGCGTTAGTTGTGGGGATAGGATAAGTGGAACTCCACACGCATCGCACTTCTTGTCGGTTGGCTCACACCCTGCATTAAGGTTTAATGAGTTTAATGTTCATAGTTCTTGTAGCCAATGCAACACACATCTACACGGTAACTTAGTTGAATACTCTTTAAGACTTCCCGATAGGATAGGCCAAGACAATTACGATAAGTTAATAGCCAGTAGAGGGGATAGGTTGCAGTTAAGTATTCCTGAGATTGAACTATTGAAAACCATTTATAAAAATAAAATAAAAGACATCTTTTGAAAAAAAATTTTTTACTTTCAAAATAAAAAATTAATATTGTAAACATTATGAACGATTTGATATACAACTATATCGACAACTTAGTAGAAAAAATCGCCTCAAAAGAGGGCGGATGTTCTCGAAATAAAAAACCAGAAAAGGTTGAGTTTTGGATTCATAGACCAAACTACACAACAGTAGTGACAGTAACTTATAAAGAGTTAGAGAAGTGCATGATGTTGGCTTGTTATCCTGAACATTTAATTAAATACATTGAGTGAGAAGTTCAACATACAACTTTGTGAGTTTAACGACTCAAAAATTTTCAACGATTATTGTAGGAAGTACGGGCATAATAACCACCAAGAATTAAAAAGCGAAGTCTTGTCTATACTTTTAGAACTTCCCGACCATAAAAAGGAAACCATTGCTGAGAATAATTACTTAACTCCATACGCTTTGCAAATTCTAAAATTCCAAGTTAGCCATTGTAATTGGACTGCATTTAGAAAGAAGTTTGGAAATAGGGAGAAGTTAGTAATGTTTGATGATGTTAATTTACATTCACAATATGCAAGGGATAATGAGATAAGTGATAAATTTATAATGGTAGAAAAACTTTTTGATATACCTATGTATGATTTACACGATATAGATGAAGAGTTTATTGATGCTGAAAAGATAGTAAAGAAGATTGAATCCGATATGCTCGATCAAAACAACAAATACTTTTATCATTCAAGACTTTTAAACGAACTTATAATTACTGGGGTAAACACAAAACAATTGAGCCGAGATATTGGAATACCTTACACCTCAGTCCGTCACGCAATAAAAGAATATAGACAACACCTTAAAGAATGGTTAAAATAATTTACATTAACGAAAAGGATTCGGGTATAGGTTACCACCGTTTGCAAGTTCCGTTTGCTAACATGGACGAGGACTATAAGGATTTAGATATAAAAGGGACTAATGGGTTTACTCTTGACTTTCACCCTCGCCAATTTGATATCGTTGTTTTGAACCGAATGTACAAACATGACGAGGACTATTTGTTAAAGGCCAAAGAAAGTGGTTGCAAGATAATTTTAGACATAGATGATTGGATTCAGTTGCCAGGATATCATCATAGGGACGGTGTTAAGGACTCGATAGTAGAGCAAAGAATTTTAGATGCAATAAATTATGCAGATGTCATTTGGACTGCCTCAGCCTACCTTAAGGAGTGTCTTAAAGACTACCACGATAACATCATATACATTCCCAATGCGATTGATTTTACACAACCTCAGTTTCAACCAAATAAACAAAAGCAGGATAAATATACAATCGGGTACACTGGAGCAAATTCCCATCACCTTGACATCAAAAAGTTAGCTGAGCCTTTTAAAAAGTTATTAAAGAACAAGAATCATAAGTTACTATTAGCAGGGTATAATGAAGCATCAAAAGAATATTATGAATATATCGAAGGTATATTTACATCAAACTTTACAAGACCTCCAAACCAGTATCTCCGTATTGAGTGGATGGATATAAAAAATTATGCTTTATCATATAACCTATGCGACGCAGTTTTAGCCCCATTATGTTCTGATAAATTTAGTTTATGTAAATCAAATTTAAAAGTCCTTGAGGCAGCCGCCTTTAGTTTGCCTATCATTTGTAGCAGGGTCGAGCCATATCTTGAGTTTATAGATAAGGGCTTGGTGTTAACTCCAAACGGGAACTGGGATGGTGTTATGCGGTCTTTAATCGATAATCCAAAGAAAGGTATTCAGTTAGGGGCAAAGCTTCACGAATACGTCAAAGAGAATTATAACATTAAAACAGTTAATAAACTTAGGTACAATTCAATTATAAATTTAATATAAAATGCAAAAATTAGATAATTTCATCCCAGTAAAAGGATATGAAGATAAATATTTAGTAAATAATTTAGGTCAACTATATTCAATTAGAAATAAAATAATTTTAAAACCTATGAAAAATCAAAGATATAATTATTATTCTTTAATGGACAAAATGAATAAAAAAAATATATTAGTACATAGATTAGTTGCATCTCATTTTATCCCCAACCCAAATAATAAACCATTTGTAAATCATATAAATGGATTAAGAGAAGATAATAGAGCCATAAATCTTGAATGGTGTACTCATAAAGAAAATATTTCTCATGCTTGGGCTACTGGGTTATGTACCAAAGAACAACGAATGGTGGGCAAAAAATTAAATAAAATGCAAGTTGAAGAAATAAGAACATTGTATAAAAATAACACAAAAGGTACAGTAATAGCAAAAATGTACAATGTAACTAAAACTACAATATCAAATATAATAAACAATAAACAATGGTTATAATTATTTTATCAGCCTTATGGCTTAGCGGATTTGCATTCGCACTGCATGAATTTTTCCAATTCTTAATCAGTAAGTTTCCGAATAGAAAACTAAAGAAACCATTTTCTTGCGTCACGTGTCTTTCATTTTGGATCGGGTTAATCGGTTCAATAGTTATGTTAGACCCTTATTTAATCTTTTTACCTTTCGTGTTTACAAAAATAATCAATAGGTATTTATGGAGTTGAGCAAAATGCAATACGAGTTAATAGTTGATTCTATAAGTCGCTATCGTTTGACAATGGAGCATCGTTTCATGGTCTACAATGACGAGGATATCCATAAAGCAAATGTATTAAGAAAGGACTTAGGAATAGCAGGTGAGCCAGTTTGTATGTCTTGCGACGGCTTAGCATACTCGGAGCAATTATTTGGAGCGTTAAATAAATTAGTAATAGAATATGAAAAAATACATTAAGGTAGTTCACGATGGCAATGCAGGTGACCTCGTATATTCACTATCAAGCCTTTACCAATACTGTCAAGACAATGACTGCAAAATAACATTCTACGTTAGGGTAGGCACACCAAGTGGCTTCACCGATGAAACGCATCCCGTCGGTTCGGTTATGATGAACGATTTTATGTTTGACTTTATTGCACCATTGTTAAAGGCTCAACCTTATATTCATGAAGTTATCAAACTAAACAAAGGCGAGAACATGGTTGTAGACTTTGACTTAAACAAGTTCAGAAAAGAATATAAGAATCTAAGCGCAGGTAATATTCAAAACTGGATAGCTAACGCCTATCACGAATTTAGACCGAACCTATCAAAGCAATGTCTTTTTATACCTGAGAACATCGGCAACAATTACATAATCGTAAACCGAACTACCCGATACAATAACTTCTTTATTGATTATTCTGTCTTAGAGCAATACGATAATGTTTACTTTGTAGGCACTGACAAGGAGTTTAAGAGGTTTTCTATTCACAACGATAAGATACAACACTTAAAAGTTTCAAACGCCTTAGAGATGGCGATAGCGATTAATGGGTGCAAGTTATTTATTGGAGGTCAGAGTTTAGCCTTTAGCATCGCAGAACAATTAAAAGTAAAACGAGTACTTGAACAGTATGTCTACGCTCCTAATGTTATTCCTCAAGGGGGCGAGTGGTTTACATTCCACACCAACGAACAATTTAAAAACATATTAGACAAAGCATTATGATAATTTTAAAATCAAAATCAGTTATTCACAATAGTGAAAAGTTTTTATTAATGGTAGGGCATAAACATTATAATTTAGGTTTCCAAATTCAAGATTTTGGGATTCGATTTATGTTTATATGGTGGCACATTTGCATTAATTTTAAATAAAGAATTATGATAAACGAATACGAAAAAATAGGCAACAGTTACAAGAGCAAAGTTTTTGGTAACCCTCAAGACATTTATACCGACAACTATTGGTCAACACCGATAAGGTCATCTATTGACGAGCAAGTGTCTAATGTTGTAGACAAGAATAGACTTGTCATTGAAAACCTAACTCACATAGAACCAAAGATGAATTTAGAGATAGCTTGTTCGCCTGGTGTATTACTTGGTGAGATGTCAGACTTAGGATTTGAGTGTGTCGGTATAGAAGTAGATGAGAAGTACAAACCCGAAATTGAAAAGTATTCTAAAGATGCGACTCTTTGGTTTGGTTTTTTCCCTGAAGTAACTATAACATTGCCTTCAAACTATTTCTCAAACATAATCGCTTTAGATGTCTTTGAACACATAGAAGATTCAAACGGATTCCTTGAGGAGTGCAACCGATTAATGGTAACGGGGGGACACTTAATCATTCAGAGTCCTATAATTTTGGAAGACGGTCAAATGGATGACAAGATGTTCAACGGACTTGAACATATTTGGATTTATGCGATTGAGGATTTAAAAGACTTATTACTTAAGAACGGTTTTGAAGTCTTGAAAGTAGATAGGCACATTATCGGACACGAACAAATTGTAGCTAAAAAACTATAATCATGGCTGAAACATCTAAAAGTAAACCACGCAGAGAAGCAAACGGATTCTTTGAGAAGTATGTTCAAGGCAAAGTAATTGACATCGGAGTTGGTCGCATCGACACACACGACGGTGCTGATGCCTTAACGGATTGGTGCGACACATGGGATAAGGACAACGGGAACGCTGAGTTAATGGAGTCAGTCCCTGACAATACCTATGACCTTGTTTATAATTCTCACTTACTTGAACACTTAGACCGCCCCGAACTGGCTATCATGAATTGGATGAGAATCACTAAACCTAACGGTTATTTAATTATGGCAGTACCTCATAGAGATTTGTACGAAAGACAAACAAAGATGCCGAGCAAATGGAATAAAGACCACAAATTCTTTATCTTACCTGACACCGAAGACCTACCCGACACCCGAAGTTTAAAACACCTTATCGAAGTAGGTTGCAGGAATTTTAACTACAAAATAATCAGCATTGAAACGAATGACACCTCCGATAATAAGGATAAACCAGAAGAACACGGAAACGGTGAATACCAAATAGAGACAATTATTCAGAAATTATAAACAAAAAACAATATATTACTTATGATGGGACGCAACAAATTACCAGTAAACAAATTAACTGAAGATGCAATACTTAAGTTTCCTGAAATGTCGAAGTCGGCAATAGCGAGATACTTACACGCCACGCACCCTCTTCATTTTAATTCAGTAGAGAATGCAAGGTCAATGATTAGGAAGCTGACGGGTTCGCAAGGGGACGGAAGAAGACAGTACAAACAAGTTGACCATGTGCCGAATGTTGAAACACAATTCAATTTACCAAAGTCAGAAGGTAAGTCAAGAGAGTTCTACCATTTAGACAAGACCATTACAAACGCTTTAATTTTGTCAGACATACATTTCCCTAATCACGATGTTGAAGCTTTAAGAAATGCTTTGATATACGGTAAGGAGAACAACATTGATTGTATAATTCTTAATGGGGATATCTTAGACAACGAACCATTCACGAACCACGATGCACCGCCTCAGAAGTTAACCGCAGTCGCTGATTGGTTTCAAATGGCTGAGGACTTTTTGGATATGTTAATTAAAGAGTTTAACGTACCTATCCATTGGACTGAGGGGAATCACGATAACTGGTATAAGCGTTGGCTAATGAAGAAAGCCCCAATCTTATTCAATGATGCTTACTACACAATGTCTTCAAGACTTAAACTTAGAGAAAAGGGAATCAAGTTTCATGACCAAGACGTAATATTTATGGCAGGGAAACTCCCAATCACTCACGGTCACTTATTAGTAAGGGGCGCATTCTCTCCAGTGAATCCGTCAAAGGGAATCTTCAACAAGTTAAAAGGCTCAATGCTTATAGGACATTGTCATCAAACCTCCGAACACTCTGAGAGTTTATTGGACGGCTCTTTGATAACTACTTACTCGACGGGTTGCCTTTGTACACTTGCCCCAAGCTATGACCCTCACAATATGCGCCACAACTTAGGATTTGCAAGAGTAGAGATTAAAGAAAACGGGCACTACCGAGTACACAATAAAAGAATAGATTACTTTACAAAACAAATATACTAATGTGGATAGAAGTATTTGAACTGACGGCCAAGCAAGAAGAGGAGGACTTTTATAGTCTAACTGATTGTAATGTAGTAAAGAGATATTTTCTTACAATGGATAGCTTTGCACCATACACCGACTATGACGGATTGGAATACACCTCGTTTTATTCAGGTGGCATGGAATGGATTAGTTGGCTAAGTATAGATGAATTTGTAGAAAACTATATCAAACCCAAAACAGTATGAAACCAAAACGAAAAACCGACATCGACAAGTACAGTAAACAAGGAGAGGCAATGCCAAAGGTTAAACGCCCTCAGTTTACTTCTGACTTCACAACCGACAATAGACTATTTTACCTTTACTTAGACATAATTAGACAAAAATAATATGGCAGGACATCCAAGAAACATAGAAACACCTGAGAAGATGTGGGAACTATTCTTAGCGTATAGCAAACAAACCAAAGAAAACCCAAGATACAAAGTACAATTTGTAGGGAGGGACGGAGACATGGTCAGAGAACCTTTAGAAAGACCTTTAACATTTGAGGGGTTTAAATTATATTGCTATGATTTAGTGGGAGTTATACATCAGTATTTTACAAATTCAGATAATGTTTATAAAGAATACTTGGAAGTCTGCACGTGCATACGTGAAAAGATTCGCCAAGACCAAATCGAGGGGGGCATGGTTGGTCAATACAACGCTTCAATCACTCAAAGGCTAAATGGATTGGTTGAAAAGCAAGAAACAACCATCAAAGAACAACCTTTATTCCCTGACGAAGTATAAAAGATTAAACAAAAAGTGTGTTAATTAATTGATACTCATTAAACGAGTGCCAACCTTACACCGTACCAAGACAAAAAAAAGCGAATAAAAGTTAAACAAAATGTTTATCCGTACTACTGCAATAAATAAACTTAGGAAACTAAAGAAAAGAACTAAGATAGTTCAAGGCTCAAGCAGTGCAGGGAAAACGTATGGCATACTGGCAATACTAATCGACACCGCAACAAAGAATAGTAACCTTGAGATAAGTGTAGTTAGTGAAACGATACCACATTTGCGCAGGGGTTGTATCAAAGACTTCTTAAAATTAATC